TGGGCAACGTCAACGTGCCGGTGTTGACGATCGTCGCAATGACTGGCGCAGTCAGCGTCTTGTTGGTCAGGGTTTGTGTAACGCCAATGCCAACCAGGGTCGTGCTTGCATCCGGCATCGTGTAGATGCGCAAAGTGCCCGCAGTGATACCGCTGGCCAAGAACTGAAAAGTCTTGGTGTTGTCAGTAGTGTTCTGAACAGTGAACGTGGTGTCTGACACCGTGGCTGTAGGCAGCGTGCTGGTGACGGTCAGCGCCGTACCCCCGCTGTTAACAACAACAAATTTGTTTGCGTTTGCTGTCAACGTCGGCAACTTGTCAAAGCCAGCAGTGATCAGGTCCAGCTCAGCCCGCATTGACGCGGACGTGGCTGCCGCACCGGTGGATGGAAACGATCCGTGTGTGTAAAAGTTATTGCTCATCGAAGTCCTCTTCGCGGTGTGTAGTGCAGGATCGCGCTGTTGATGGTAAATGGCTGGAAGTAGGGCGAGCTAGTTGCAATCTTCAACGCAATATTTTCAGCCGTGCCGTTCACCTCAACCTCAGAAGGCGCAAGGGTGCGGTCATCCCACACAAAAAAGTCCCAGTAAGACGTGTCCCAGAAGCTTGAAACTAGGCTGCTGGCATACAAAGTTTGCCCTGTTTGGCCAATGTCCGTGGATGCATAAGCCAAATCGTAGTTGAAATAAAAGTCAGCATAGCTGGTGCCGGTAATTTCCAATGACGCTTTGCGGAATCGTTTCAACAAACGCGGGCTGCCAATTGCGTTAAACACCAAAGTCATGTTGGCTGCAATCTCAAACCCATCAAATGACGTTCCTGCATCCAAGCGGTACACGTAGCCGTTGGTCGAGCCAAAGAACGCAGTCTCGGTTCCGTCAGCACGCTGGCCTTCGCACATGCACGCCACTGCGTTTGGAAACTGTACAGGCATGGCCCCCATGAAACTACCGTTGGCCAAGGTAACGTACAAGCCATAACCATCACTGAAGAATACGCGGTACTGGCCCTTCTCCCGGCTTACGCCACTGGCCGTGGACAGGGTGCGCCGATCAGCAATAAAGGGCCTCAAGTTCAAAGTCAATGCCGCTGAATCAAAGTTGCCAAAGTTAAGCGTGGTTGCCATGTTCATCACACCACGGTCGTCGAACGAATAACTGACGTTGATGTTTTGGCAGCTGTAGGCTTTTGCTCCAGTGCCTACGTTGTATGAAACAAGTTGGAAGTTGGCCGAGCTGCTGCCATACAGAATCGAAGTGTTGTCGTCCGAGTAGATGGCCATGGCACCGGTTGACTGGTCGCCTGGTTGGACCAAGAACGCAGTCACGTTTCCATTTAGCGCAATCTCGCCCGCGCCCACAACCGGGCTCCAGGTGTACGGGTCGCCAATCCCTGAAAATTGAATTGATGCGCCAAAGCTGAAAAACAAATGCGCCTTGTGAACGACAACATGGGTAGGTGTGTCGGTTGTCATGCCTGTGCGAATTCGCACATAGACCGTGCCGTCAAACTCAAACCCGTAGTTAACACCATCCGCGCCGTATATTCTGGACGCACCGTTAATATTGTCAATTGCCGTCTCAACCCGGCCAGTAGGGTTTAAGGTAATAGCGGCTTGCGCACCGCCCGCAAGGGCGTATGTGGTTGCGCCAATGCGCAAATTCTCGCCTGATTGGAACGTGCCAGTCACTGACGCAAACGTAAGATAACCAGCCGCTGTGCCAGCCGCCCAAGTGCCGGAACTCAGAACTACGCGAGTAATGGTGCCAGTTGCTCCGCTTGTTTGGCCAACGATTACATTGCCATCGTTAAGCTGGGTTGTGCCAGTATTAAAAGCTAACTCAAAACCCAACGGCACCAGGGCCCAGCCGCTGGTAGTTGATTTGTAAATAGCCATGGCCGTCTCACCGACGTTGTTGCGCCAGGCATACACCGTGCTGCCGTAGTAGACAACACCACGTATGGGGCCCGCTCCCGGCACCGTAGTAATGACCGCCCGATAAACTTCAGCGGCTAGGTACGTGTATTGGCTGGACAACAAACTGGTTATGGTAGCGGTTGCGCCCAGAACCGTGACAGTCGCCTTAAGAATGCCGCCCACATAAAGGCCATCCGCAACGGCAAACGCGCCCACAGCCATGGTGTAAATTACCGTGGTGTCGTCAATGGCAATGATGTAGCCCGACGACGTGGTCGCTAAATTGGTGAACGTATTACCAACGGCTAGGTTGCTGGCGCTTGCAACAGTGATCGCGCCGTAGACGGCATCTGATGGGTTGGGTTGACCATCAAAGCGTTCATACCCGGCAATGCGGGTATACCCGCCCGTGATCGCTACTTCAAAATTGACAGCCGAACGGGCGATGCCCGGCGGCAGCGACAGCGTGGGCGTGACCAGGTCGAGCCCGCCCTGGAGCTGGATCAGACTGTATTTGACGGGAGGCATTCCTGTGGCCATGATTACGCCAAAGGTGGTCCGCTGACAATAGTCGGCAGCTGGTCGATCTCCATTCGCGAGTACAAACGTCGGTACTCGAAGTCACCTCGCGACAGGACTTCAGGGGCTGCCTCATACCCAGCGTAGTACATCATGGCCCGGTAGACGATGGCCATTTGAAATCGATCCGGTATACCGGGAGTGTCAGCGTCAGCCGTGAGACTGACAGGTTGTGTGTAGTATTCGCCATCGATCACGTAGGCTATGTCAGGGGTCGAGCCAAAGGCCAGGTCCTTCTCAGGCGTGATGGACACGACGACTGGGCGCGCGGTCGTGTTGCGCATGTTGGCATAACGATACAGGTTTCTGAACGTGGTCCAGTCCATGTAGTTCATCAACTGCTCGTCTTGGTAGGACTGGCCGACACTGGAACACCGAAAGCTGTCACGCTTCCAGTTTCCAAAATCAGTCAGGCCCGCGTTAGCGGCGGTGTATTGAAATTGAGACGCAACCGTGTTGAATGTAAAAGGGCTTCGCAAGAACAGCCAATCTTCTTTGCTGGTTTGGAGATCAATCCAAGCCTGCTGCACCCAAGACACCATGCGAGCCGATTCGCCGGTCTGGCTCAACGCGGTAGTCAGCGCAGGACCAGAGACGCCGCACTCAACACGGGCTTGGTTGACAAGTTGAAGGAGGTTCATGCGAAGACCCTATTAGGCTGCTTCAGTCAAGACGTTTTGCAGCCATGCACGGCCACGGGGGTTCTTGTCTTCAACCAAGTCAAAGGGGAAGCTCAAACCGTGGCGTGCAATCATGTCGATCTGCTCAGGCGCAGACGCGTTGCGCGTCACCTGGGTGTACTTGGTCTCCTTCATGCGGGCCAAGATTTCGACATACTTGCGCTTCACGGTTGTGGGCACGCCCCTGATCAAGGGTTGGTTCATGCCGTTGCAATTGACAACGACATGGTTGGGTTGATTCTCATCAGTGGTCGAATGGACCATGACGGTTACCAGCTCGTTCATGAAAGCCTCATCGGATGCGAGCTTGCTGAAATCACGCGACTCGGCCACGGTCTCAATGACCGGTTCGTCGTCGATGATTTCCATTCCTTGGACGGTGTTTTTCTTACTTGCCATCTTTATTCTCCAGGGGGTTAAAAATCCAAAAAGCAGACCACCCGAAGGCGGTCTGCATAAACTCTTCTAGGAAGAGGATGACAACTTACAGGGCCGAGCCGGGCATGTCCATACAGTCGTAAAAGTCATCAGTGATGCCAGATGCGCTGAAGTCAGTGGTTCCGGGGGTGAACGTAGCAGCCGAGCTGGTGGTGATCTTGATCAAACCAACCAGCGTGACGTTAGCGGTCGACTGGGTAGGTACGGGGCAAGGATCGCCAGAGGCAACGATTGGACCTTGTGTGGTCGTCACGGTGCCGGAGGTGTTGATCCACACGGCGAACAAACAAGCCTGGCTTGCGGCCAGCGCAGTGCCGGTCGAGAGAGCCAAGTTGTCGGTAGCTGCTTTGGACTTGAACACACCGTTGTTGGTAAAGGTCAAGGTGTTGACGGTCTTGAATGTGGCACTGTTAGTACCTTCAGCCAGACCGGCTGCGGTGAGTGAAAGAAAGCCACTATTGGCTTGTTCGATGTTGTATGACATGGTGAAATTCCTTAAAGAAGATTAGACAGTTGCCGAGAACGGAGTTGCTTCCGTGCCGGTGGCTTTGGTGTGTACTTCGACCAAAAAAGTACCGGCAATTGCATCAGTGATTTCAATGACGTCGCCAGCAAATCCACCCAACGTAGTTCCGTTGAGGGTGATGGTGTCATCAGTAGAACCAGTGGCGTAGCCAAGTACCGCAGCCGTGTTATCGCTGATCACGTATGCGCGGCCAGACATGACATCAGTAGCGTTGTTCACCTTGATGGTGGTACTGTTTGATGTAATGGTTGTGCCGATCATAAATCGATAGACCGAACCAGTGCCAGTCGCATTTGGCAGTGTGACTGCACAACCTGCGGCTGCATTGATTACGTTCATACGACCGCCGTGGACATCACGGGTGCAGGTCAGGGTTGCGCCAGTAGATGCAACAGGTTCAGTGGCAAGCACCGCGCCAATCACGTTACCGGTTAATCGCCCGCTGTTAATAAGGCTATAGAAAGCTGGATTGCTCATGGTGTGTTCCTTTGGTTAGACGGGGCGTTGGCTTAACCAACACCCCTGATCATTACAGAGCGGTCACACCGGCTTCGATACGGGCCATCCAGGCGTCGTTCAAACGCACGGTAGCAAACCAGGTCGAAGCGCCCACGTAGCCAAATTGGCCCAATGGGTTAGCGTGGTTGGTCTGAGATGCTTTCAACACCACAGGCTTGATGGCAGACATGCCCTTCAATGCGACTTGGCCCCATGCGTCTTCACCGATAACGATGAAGGGGTACACGTCGACGTTGGCAGCGCCAACAGACAACATGCCGCTTGAACCAATGGAAGCACCGGCAGCCAAGAAGGACTTCAACAGCGGAGAGCTGATGAAGCGGAAGTCTTCACAGGCACCAATCTCGCGATCGTGGATGGGCTTGAATGAACCGTAGTCTTCCACGCGGGTGAAGCCTGGCAGGTTACGGATGTCGCTGACTGCGTCTGTGTGGCAGAACACCACATAGGCAGGTTGCACAGCTCGTGTACCGAAGTTCACGCCAGGAGCCAAACGGCTGGTGACGCGGCGGCAACGGTTTGATTCCAGGGTACGGGCAGCTTTACGGATTGAGTTCAAGCTGATTGCTGTGTTGATCGAGGCACGGCTAGAGCCGTTTGTGTAGATCACAGTAGAGCCAGCCTTCAACACGCCGTAGCGAACCAACTCCATCACCTCGGCCAAGGTCTCGCCAGTCAGCTTGACCATCTCGCCGGGGATGTCGTCTTCGTACAACTGCTCAGTCTTAGAGCTGTACTTGAACAACACACCGTACTGCTGGAGCTGGACGGACACGTCCTGGAACGTGATGGTGTTGGAGTTAGGGGTCACGCCTTCAGCCAACACGAAGTTGGATGCGGTGATGTCAGGAGTACCAACATAGCGAGTGGAGTTCTCGATTGTGGTGCCTGATGTAGATGCGCCGAAAGGCAGAGTACGACGGAACACCAAGGTGTCTGTCGAGTTCTGCGGCATTTCGCGCTGAGTACCGAAGTCGCCCAAGACGGTGATGGGTTGGGCGTGTTCCAGCATGCCTTGTGCGGCACGGATCAAGTTCCGCGATGCAACTGTGCTGTAATTTTGGATAGACATGATTTCGTTCCTTTAAAAAGTTTTCAGTAGCCTTGACGCGCTTTCTGTTCTTCGCGCTTCTTGGCCTCGTAGTTCCAAAGTTCTTCTGGAGACAAGTCGTCCAATGTCTTGGGCGGCGGTGTCTGGCCAGGTCGGGTCGTCGCGGCTGCGGCGAGTCGTGCTCCGCGCTCTTGCTTAATCTCCGAAGCAGGTCGTGCTCTCACGTTGTTGAACATGTCCAACATTTTGATTGCGTCTCTGCCGTGCGGACTGTCGGCCAAGGCTCTCACCTCGTTTGGCTGAATAGCAAACCACTGGGCAAAGTCCGATGTGTTAATCGTCTGTTTCCAGTCTTCGTATTTACCTTCGACACGGGCCTCTTCGATGGCAGATTGCATTTGGTTTCTAAGCTCAGCCTGTTGTGCTTGCACGTATTCAACGACCTGGTTGGCCTGAACACCGCTTTGCATACCGCTGAGCTTGGCTCCAACGTACTCTTCCATCGCCCCGGCCCATTCCGGGAAATCTTGCTTGAGCTGCTCCCACTTCTCGG